GGGGAAGCCCGGATGGCAGACGATGATGCGGCTCGCGACCTGCGCCATGATCGGCGGCACCCAATCGCCCGAGGCCGCAGGCGATGTCGGCGTGTTGGCGTTAGTGATGCCCGAGACCGGCAGAAACACGTCGTTCGCCAGGTCGTAGCAGAACGGTTCATCTTTGCCGGGGTTGAGGGTCGAGGCGACCATGCCGTATTCGAGATCGCCGACCGTCAGCATCGCCGAGAGGACGCCCGCGCCGGTCGGCGCGTTCGATCCGGTGAAATCGGTCTTGATCTTGGCGGCCGGCCGCGGCACGTAGACCCCGGCGGTCGAGGGATCGGGGATCAGGTTTATCAGATCCGACATCGCGCCCGGGAACGAGTTGGTCCCGTCCGCTGCGTCAGTCAGCCCCTTGAAGACCCACTTGATCGGTGCGCTATTCGGGATCGAGGAGGGCACAGATCAGCACCCCCACCCCATCGTCTTCGTGTCCCTGAGCCCGCGCCCGCCGCCGCCGCCGCGGCCGTAATTCCGGCCATCGAGTTGCACCGCTTGGCTGCGGTTGGTCTTGTCGTCCGAAAGCCCGAGGTACTTGCCGAGCTTCTTGTCGGCGCTCGCCTCCATCGTGTCTTTGCGGCTGTCGCCGGTGATCGGCATCTGAAACGAGGCCAGCTTCTCGATCAGGAACCCCTCGTTGGGAAACCACGGGATCACCCCGTCGTCGATGATCGGCGGCATCTTGCGCTGATAGCGCACCGTCACCGGGTAGGGGCCAAGCGGCGCCGGATAGACGTAGGCGAGCGGTGGATATCCGAAGAAAACGCTGGAATCCGGGTTGGTGATCGTCGCCGCCTGGGAGAGCGTGATGTTGAGTCCTGCGATCGTAATCGTCGTCCCCGGCACGATGCCCTCGCCCGCGATCGACATGCCGTTGAGGATGCCCGTCGCCAAGACAACCGTTCCCGCCGCGCTTCCCGCCGTCAGGTTTGCCGATGTCGAGATGACGATCTTCTGGACCGCCATATCGGTACACCAGAGATTCGGCGTCGATTGGCTCGGCAGCTTGGCATAGAGGTCAAATTCGGCGAGGTCGATCGGTGTCATAAAGATCGGCTGCGCCGCCGGCAGAGTCGGGGCCGGGTAGAGATACCAGGCCGAGCGGGTAACGCCGCGTGCCCCGGACGAACCCGAGGTTCTGAGGTAGTCGAGCGGCAGAGAGTAGGGACCGCTGCCGAACAGCGAGGTCAGTTGCGGGTTGAAGTTGAAATTGAACTGGCCGCGCGCAAGCGCGAGGTCATGCACCTCGCAGAGGTCGGACAGAATCGCGTTGAGCCCGTCGAGACCCTGCGGGGCCATGCCGCGGCCCTTGGCAATCTGGTTGGCCCGATCGATGATGGCCGCCGCGGTGAGCACGGATCATTCCGCCGCCATCTTCGATGGCTCATCGTCATCGAGGTCGAGCGGCTCCTCGCCGCGCAGGACTGCCTTCCAGAACGGGATACGCTCCTCGCAAAGAAGCATTATCGCCTCGGCTTCGGCAATGAGCCCTTCAGTCTGGGCGATGGTGGAAATTTCCTGCGGCGCAGCCTTCGTGGCATCCACTCCTCGCCTGCCCGAGCCAGGAAAATTCGCAATCTTGCTCTGGATGGTGTTATTCGTCGCGACGATTTTGGCCTTGTTTTTGGCTATTTCCTTTCGTTTGGAAAGCACGGCCTGTTGGTCGTATCGCAACATCTCGAAGGCTTCCTGCCGTCGCACAGCAGACGCGATGACATCGAGACGCTTGTTGAGCGCCTCCAGATCCTCATCGGCGTCGGCGACGGTGATGACACTCAAAGTCTTGCCCAGCGCACCTACTGGGCTCTCGAACTTGATCTGCATCCCCGGTATCTCGACCGGCCGCACCACCGTCTTGTCCTCGCCGCTCATGCCGATATCCTGTTGTTGATAAAGCCGGTCGCCGTCTGGCGCAACCGCGACAGCCGCCCGCGCCCCTGGAAGTCGAGCTCGTTCTGATGGGCCAGCCACTCGATCGAGCGGTAACTCTCGTACTCGGCCAGGGTGCCGGTGACTTTCTGGCCGTGATAGAGGAGGCGCCCATCAATGCGCACGCCTTCGTCGATCAGCCTGCCCGAGTTGCCGGCCTCGGGCATGTTGACGACCCACGAGACCTTGCGGTTAAGCCGCTCTCGCTGGGCGGCTGCGGCAAGTTGCTCGGCAGGGATGAGCCCGGCCACGGCCTGGGCATGGCGCTGCGCCCGCTGCGCGGCGGCCTTCTTCGCCGCGGCGTGCTTCGCTTCCGCGGCGCGCTTGGTCTCGACCTCGTAGATGATGCGCAACTCGGCGTCGGTCAGCACCGCCCGCGTCTCGGCATCCTGCGCCGCGAGGAACGCCTCGAACGGATCGGGGAGACCAGCAGCCGGCGGCTCGGAAATTCCAATTCCGTCGTCGGCTTCAACGATCGGCTCCGGTGCCTCGCCCTCACGCGGCACGGCCGGCATAAGGGTCGGCTCCGGTTCAGGCGCGGCAGCGGCCACAGCTCTCGCCTCGGCGGCCTCGAGCCGCTTCAGACGATGACGCTCCGTGGCCGCAAGCGAAGAAGCTCGGCGCTCCTCCTCGGTCCATTCTCTCGGCATGAAAACTCCTTACACCAAATGCCAGGGTCCGGCCGAAAGACCATAAGCAGTCACGAGAATGACCTGCCCGGAGACCGAATCCACCGCAACCGCATCGCCCGGCCGGAGCACAAGCGGGTCACTCCCCCGGTTCGGCACATAGAGAAGCCCTTCCTTGACGAAGGCGCCACTGCCGCCGATCTGCGCGACCGGGTGCCGGGGATTCACATCATTTTTGATGAGCGCGTTGATCGCCGCAACATCAGCCGTAGGCGTCGCCATACCGTTCCACACCAGCGCGGAAAGGCTGGTGTTGGCGTTGGTGCCGAGTGTTTGCAGGGCCATTTACGGGCTCCCGGTCTGCCAGGCGTTGATCTGGGCGAGGATGTCCGCCGTGATGAGCGGCGTGCCGGTCGCCGCCGCGAAATCGCTGGCGATGGTCTGCAACGCCGTCAAAAGGTTCGCTTCGGTGATCGCGCCCGCCGTGCCCGGTACCATCGTCGCATCGTTCATGAACAGCATCTGCCCGTTGCCGAGCGAGCCGTTGCCCTGCGGCAGCGGGCCGACGCCGGGATTGTTGGCCTGCGGCTGCCCCATGAGGACGGTGCCGGTGCCGGCCCCGACCTGCATGATGCGAACCTCAACTTCGATTCTGACTTGGCTCATGTGACGGCCTCCTAATTGAACGTGCCGGAGTTGCTGGCCGAGCACTCGATGCGGGCCATCTTGCGCTGGTCGAGGATCGTCCACCCCTCCATGAATTTGTACCCGATCACGCGGAGCTGATCGAGCTGGTCCGCCTTATCGGCCCCGCTCGGGCGCAGCCACTGGACGCCTTCCAGCTTGAGACAGGCGAAGGCCTCGCGCCCGAAGATGTAGACGGGGTAGACGGTGACGCCACTGGTCGGCGCGGCCGGCGGGATCATCTGGGCGCCAAGGCCGGTGATCGTCACGACGGTCCCGGGCGGGATCTCGATCGCCTGGCCCGCGAATGAACCCGTGGTTGGGCCAGAGGTGGTGAGGCCCAATTGCGTGGGCAGGGCTGCCGAGCCGACGCCGACATAGACCGCGTAGGTGAAGCCTGTGGTCGAGGGCACCGTGACCTGGATGCCGCCGGTCGTGACCGAGATGTCGGCGGAGAGTTGCGAAATCCGGCTCTCGTAGAATTTCGCATCGTCCCAGCCGGTGACGACGATGGTATAGGTGCCGGTGGTCAGGTTCCCGATGGCGTTCACTCCGGTCGGAGCATCGGTGCCGAGCCAATTCGGGGCCATGTTGGTTTCGCAGAACGTGATCCCGCCCCAATAGCCCATCTGGTTGATGTAGAGGCGGTCGATGTCCGACCGGCTCCAGGCGTTGACGACGGTCGGATTGTTGCGCAGATCCTCCAGCGGGAAGATCGAAGCGACGGCGACATAGTGCTCGACGCCCTTGATCGTCTTCTCGGAATTACGCGCAGTGTAGTCGATCGAGCGCTCGACGGTCTCGCCGGTCTGCCCGTTCCATTTCTGCGCGCCGAGGTTCGAGAGATTGGCGTAGGTCCGGTTGACATCGGTCGGGTTGAGGATGTCGGTTGCCGCGAGGCTGGCGCGCGATCCCACCGCGTTTGCGTAGTTGATCTGCGTTCCGGCATTCATGTTGACGAAGCCGTTGCGCTCCTTCAGCTGCGCGAGCTGCATCCCGAGCTGCTTCCCGGCCGCGCGCATCAGATCCTGTTGGGTCGTGATCGTCGCGACATCGGTACCAACCCAGCGCCCCGCCCACTGAACGGCGGTGCCGGTGACTTGGGTGAAATCGAGGCTGTTCGGATTGGGCGGCACACCTTCCGCGGTCGGGAACCGCGGCAGGTTCATGTAGTTCCAGCGGAACGCCTCCCACTGGACGCCGCGACCGTGCGGGATCGTCTTCTTGTCGGAGAACTGATAGAGGACGAGATACCGCTGGGTCTGCTCCATCGCCTCTCGGGCGATGAACCGGGTCGTAATGCCGGCATACTGATTGCTTTGATTTGGGGTCGAACCTTGGGCCATGCCTCACGCCTCCCTTATGCGGGGGCGCGGCGGCCTCCCGCTACAAATCCCAGAGATTGAGTCCTCGGGCCGCAGCATCGGCGAGCGCCGCCTCATCGGCCTCTCGACTGCCGGGCGCGGGCCTGCGCCCTCCCGGCGATACGTTGGAACGAGCCCCGGTCGGCTGCGTCCGCTGCTGAGCAATGCGCGCGGCGGCCCCGTTACGCTGAGCCGGCACCGCCCGCGCAGAACGCTCCAACACGTCATTGCCAACGAGAAATTTGAGGATGACTTCACGATCCGGGTTGCGGCCAGCCGCACGCTCAGACGCCAAGGTCTGCTCGACCTGGGAGCGATATTGCTGGTGAACCCTCGATGTACGCGCCGCGATGTCATACGACTGTTTGTCCGCCCTGTCGTTCGACCTGAACTCGATCTGCTGTAGCGCCGTTCCTACGTTCTGCCGTTCCCGCGCGACGATTGCCTGATACGCCTGTGCCGGAGGCATCAACTCCAACGACGCATAGAACTCTTGCTCTGCCCTCGCTTGCGCCTGGGGGTCGACCTGTCGCGCCTGCATTCCCTGTTGGAAGCCGCGCGCCTCGGCCAACTCCCGCTCCAGGCGGGCCGCCCTTTCCTCCGCCTCCTGCCTTGCCCGTCGCTGGGCTCTGATGGTTTCGGAACCACCGCCCGAGCGCCTGGGAGCCGGAGGCTCGTCGGCTACTTCATCTTCTTGTCTCTCTTCCGCCTCATCGGGTTCTGGCTCGACATCATCGAGCCCTTCCCCACCGGCACCATCGGCTTGCCCTTGGGCGTCTTCATCTTCGGTGGCATCTTCCGGGCCAAGGACTTCCTCCTCGGGTACGTCAACAGGATCGGCGACCTCGCCGCGTGTGCGTGCCATTCTCTCTCCTCGGGGTGCGTTCCCCCGCTCGTTGCGGACTGCGATCGCCCGCTCGTGTATTGGCTATACGCACAACCCATAGTGTGCGTCAAGCAACGTCATACAAAATAGCCTCCCGAAGACGCGCCTTCATCGGACCAATAAGCCCGGCCCAACGCTCTCTCATGTCTGCCGGGCTCGACTCGATTGAACGAAGCCGGCCCTCATGGGCGTGCACCAAGACAATCCCCTCCCGCTCACAATAGGCGCGGATCTCTGTGAGCGGAATCTGGGTGACGATCCTGATCTCATTGCCCGACAGACCGCGGGCCGCATACATCGCAATGTCCCGTTTTTCCTTGGGCTTCAGCGCCATCATTGCCTCCTCGGCATCGCCACGATACCAGACTGCGCATTCTGGTCGGGATGCGGCAGGCCCGGCGGGCGAGGCGGAGCGTGCGGCCCCGCGGGCAGCGCGCCCGGCTGCGGCCCGCGCGATCCTTGGCCGCCCGCCGGAGCCCCGCCGCCGGTCCTCGCCTGGGCGGCCTGCATCGCCGCCATGTTCTTCATCTGCATCGACTGGAGATGTGCCGCGATGTGCTCGCCGACCGTGCCGAACGGATCGCCGCTCATCTGCTTGTCGGCCATGTGGCTTTTCAGGTGCGGGATGTCCTGGTCGAGCGGGTGGACGTGCAGATGCTGCCCGCTGTTGAGGATCTGGTTCTCCATCTCCGGGTCCATCGTCAGCATCTCGCGCTGATTAATGAGCACCTGGTTGCCGAGGTAGGCCCCAAAGAGGTTTTGGTTCTGCATGATGACGAGCGGAGCGGGATCGAACTCGTACCCGGCCTTGGCGAGAGCGGCCTGCATCGCCGGCTGCATCAGCGCAGCCATCCATGCGGTGCCGGCCTGCGCCATCATCCCTGCCATCTTGACCTGCTCGGCCCCACGCCAGAGGAACGTGTAGCCGTGGCGGTTCTGCAGCGGCGGCACCTGTTCGAGCCGGGCCCGCACGCCCATCTCGCCAAACTGGCGGATCGTCAAATCGGTGTCGCGGAATTGGTAATCGTAATCGACGATGAGCCCGAGCATCGGCGTCAGGATGCCCTCGACCGGCACCTTGACCCCTTCCGCCGTCGTCAGGAGGTCGACCTGCTGCTCCTGCGCTACCATCGCCTGATTTGGCTTCCCGGCGCGGGTCTGCTGCGGGAGCATCGACGGGTTGACGCCTAGCGACTGGAATATGGCGGCAAGCGCCATCTGTACGCGGGTCTGTGCCCTGGGGGTGAGATCTGGGAACGTAAGTAGGCTAATCGCGTCCTTTCCGCCGTCCCAGATGGCACCAACTCCGAATACCAATGGACCGTTGGATTTCTCGGGGTCACGCAAGACGATGGGCGCCGCGGATAACGTAGCCGCATCCGCCCCCTCATTAATAGCATCGTTGGCCTCGTATTGCAGGCTGTCGACATAACTGATGAGCGACTTCCCCTTGAAGACGCCCGGGGTTTTCTCGATCGGCACCGAGAGGAGCGGGCAGCGGTCGTTCCAGTAGGGGTTGCGCTTGGCCCCGAGCTGCGCCCGGTTCGGGCCGAGAAAGACCCGGCAGAGCCGATGGTCGCCATCCTCGCTGTAGCCGCCGTTCTTGTCGAGGGGCAGCGTCAGCCACACCTCCCAGACCGTTGCGCCGACGCCCTTGGGATGAATGCCGACCGCCTCGGCCAAGTGCTTCTCGACGTTGGGCTGATCCTTGGACACCTTGTCCATCGACTCTTTGAGCGCCTTGCCCTCAGGACGCCGGATGCATCCCTGCTCAACCATCTGGTCGATCTTGGCCTTGGTCCAATGGCGGACGATGGCGACGCCTCCGCCGATCGCGAACGCCTCCTCCAGCGAGTCGACGTTGGCCGGCCACACCACGACATCGCTATCGTGCAGCACGTCGAAAACGGGTCGGCCCTCACGGATCAGCTCGGGCTCACCCATGTCCTCAATGTCCTCGCCCGGGGCCTCCATCTGCTGCCCTGCGACCTCGACCCGGGGACCATGTGTTTCACGTGAAACAATCTCGCGTTCGAGCTCAGCCCAATCGACGTAGAGGTTGTATTGGCCCTCGATGATCGCGAGGCGAATGAGGGGCTTCAGGACCTGCGTCTCGAACCGGGCATCGCGCAGATAGTGTTCGAGGAGGCCGATCAGCGGCTGCGGCTGCGTGCCGTCTGCCGCAACGATCTCCAGGTATCGCCCGGATTGCGGGCACATCTGGTTGGAAAACCGGGTGACGATGGCGTTGACGGCATCGTGGATGATCGGGAAAAAGATGTTCGCGATGCCGTTGTAATACTGGTTGCCGTTCGCTTGGCAGTTGTAGCAGTCCCAATAATCGTCGATGTCGGCCGAGCGTTCGTTCTGGTCCTCGAACGCGCGCAAGACGTGATTGAACACATCGTCGAGCTTGTCGCGGAGCTTTTGGTTGCGCCCGGCAAGGAGGTCGCGGTCGCGCGTTGGCGCGGCGCGTTCCTCCCCACCATCGCCAGAGCCGTCCGGCGCCGTAGCGGGTTCCGGCTCAAGCACAAGCCCGGCGTCAGACATCGCCCTGCCGCACGACAAGATCACCCGTTCGGATATCATGCCACCACTCCCACGGTGGCTCCATATCATCCGCCTGCGGAATGAAGGAACAATCCCGGCGGAATCTGATCCCGCGCTCGGTCAACAGCCGAGCAATCTGCAGCTCCGGTATTCCGAACGGCAAATTATAACGATCGGCGGGCGTGATCCGAACTTCGATCATGCTACTTGAGCGGCGCCGTCATCGCGGCAAGCGCGGCCTTCAGCGGATCGAGGTGCTGCTTGACGAAGAGGTGCGAGCCGGGCACCAGGTCCGCCAGCACCTGCATTGCAACCAGCATCGAGCCGAGCATCGAGTGAACGGGATCGGCGACCGGCGGAGCTTCGTCGAGCGCCGCCTGTGCCTTAGCTGCGGCAACTTTCGCCGGGGTCATTGTCTCTGCCATCTGATTCTCCTAATCTGTGCGGGGCTTCATTGTTTTCTCGACGAGCTACCCCCGCTCTCTCCCGTCAAAGCCGGGTACTGCCGCGGTGTTAACGCTGTGGAGCCCGGTCTACCTCTTACGCTGGGTTGGCGATGATGTTGATGCTGGTCGGCACTTGCGCCGGCACGACCGCGTTGATCGTGGCCCGGGCCGTCGCAGTGAACGTGGTGCCGCCGATCTTGGCGTCGACCTGGACCGTATCGACCCCGGCCTTGAGCCCGGTTTCGACGGCGGTTAGCCCGTCCTGCGATGCGGCCAGATCGCCAATCGTCGCATCGGCCTGCGACCATGCGGGCGGCGCATCGAAGACCGGGTTCGCGATCGGCTGGCCGTTCTGGTCGAGCACTTCGATCGAGAGGTTTTCGGCTTTGCCTACGTCAAGGGTGAAGTCCATGTGGATAACTCCGTTCGGTATCAGTTCGACGGCAACATTGCCGACTCTGAGCCAGACAGATATACGCTTATGGCAGCGACGGCGCGAGTGGTGGCTTTTACCTAGATCGGCGACCACGACGACGATTTTCCCCATTCACCGCGTCCTCATCGGCATCGCGCTCGCGTAGCGGCGCCCGCTTCGCTCATCGACGCGGTAGTTTTGCGCGGTATCCTCGTCATTGTCCACCGCGGCGAAGCGGATCGAGCCGCAGAACGCTTCGAGGCCCTCCATCAGCACGCGATAGGGGCCTTCCTCGGCGCTGTCCTGCAGGCGGCCCCGGATCATTCCGCGGGTGTAGCCTCCAGCGAGCGCCCGCAGCGTCCACTTGGCGGCGGGGCTGACCTCGACCACCGGCATCCCGCGCACCGTGCGCGCGAGCGCGTCCCTTATATAGAGTGTGCCGTCGACTTCCGTGCCACCGACCCGGACCTCGTTCGGGATCGCGCGCACCGCCTGCATCAGCCCGACATTCATGTGTCGGTCCGAATGTAGTTGGGGGACGATCCAGGCGGGTCGGTTGGGTCGAGCAAGCATTCGATCCGGCAGCGGACCTTTGAGCATATCATCCCATGGACGGGGCACAGGAACAGCCACGAATCGAGAGGAATCGACGACCTGGGCGGCGGCTTGGGCGATGTCGGCAACACGCTCGGCGGGGCTTCCCTCGTAGACCCAATCGGCGAGGATGCGCAGCGTGCCTTCGAACGCTTGAACCAGAATCGCACAGGTCAGTCCTCCGGTGGCGTTGGCGGCGAGGGCGATGGGCTGGCCGGCGGCGATGTCGACGCCTTCGACGACGTGGCTGACGGGATCGAAGCCGTCGTAGATCGGCTGGGCTGGGCGCAGCGTCGGCGCATATGCAAGCGCATTTGCCGCGTCGCGAATGCCGTGCGGGAAACTGAGCAGTTGAGCCTCAAGGGCAGGGAAAGGTTGGGCAAAGATCACCTCCCGGGCCTGAAAATAGGGTTGCAGCCCCTCGATGAAGCGGGTCTGGCCGCGGCCCTGCGTCCCGCTGATTGCTGCGATAGGCTTCAGCGGCAGCATGACCCCGCGCTTTACCTGCTCGTGGCGTAGCGGCTGAAGGAGAAACTGCTCCAGTCCGTCACGCTCCACTCCAAGCTGGATGAGGTCGTACCGTTCGCAAAGATCAAAAGCGAGGGCCACGATCTCGTCGGGAGCAAGGAACAGGGCATCGCAGGCCCAAACCACGAGGCGGTTCTTGACCCAGGACCAGATGGCGTATCCGGTCGCGGCGGCGTTGCCGTGACTGGTGCGGGCGGGGTCGACCATTCCATAGACTGCCTCCCAGGTGCGGATGCGCTCCTCGTAGCGGAACATCTCGCGCTTGAACACGCGGGCCGCGTCCGAGGAGGCGCGGCACATGAACTCCTGCTCGTAGAGGTTGAGGTCACCCCGGTAGTCCTCCCGCAGCGTATCGATCTTATCGAGTGGAAACTTTGCCGGCCACGTTGCGGTGCGCTCGCCGTTCTCGCCGACGCTCTCGATCGGGAACTTTACGACTGGCATCCGGTCATTTTCGAGCCGTTCGGGGAGGCTGTTCTTGCCGCGGCGGGTGCCGAGGAAGCGGCCCCAAGTCAGGAGCGCATCGTCGAGGCAGGGCTGGAACGTCTGCTTCAGCCAGCGCCAGGTCTTCTCGCGCTCGGCGTCGGTGCGCTCTTCCTCGGGGTCTTCGATGTCGTCGATGATAAAAGCATCCGGGCGCCATTGGAGAAATTTGAGCCCGGTGATCGACTGCTCGCGTCCCAATGCCTGGATCATGATGTCGGAGCCGAGCACGATCTTGCCGTCCGCCCAGGTCTCTCCCTTCAGCTTGCCGAAGAGGCCGTCCTCGGCGAAGTAGGGGTTGGTGTCGATCTCGTTGCGGATCGCGGTCACGCGGTCGCAGGCGCGGGCGAACGAGGGGCCGATGATGACGAGGTTGTGGAACTCGCGGAAAACGGCCTTCATGAGCGCGGTTTCCTCGGTGTAGGTGGTCTTGCCGATGCCGCGGAAGCCCTCGATCGAGAGGCGCGGGATCGGGCGGTTGATCGCGGCGACCATCTCCCGGTGCGCTCGAGCCGAGGCGTCCGGGTGGCGGTGGGCGAAGAGGTGAGCGTGGGCGAACCAGCGGTCCTCGTGCAGCCGGCGGACGGATTCGAGGGCGAAATCGGCGAGCGCGGCCTTGTCGCCCGCCTTCCTCGCCGCGCGGAACTCGGGCGGGATCGCGAGGCGGCTGGAGCTCACAGCTTCGCGGCGAGGTTCTTCGTCACCCACTCGGCGGTCGAGAGGTCGGCGGAGAACGCTGCCGGATTGGCGCACACCCGGTCGACGCCCGCATTGACCACGGCGACCGGCAGACTTGCCGCCGGGACAGCCGCCGCAACGAGCCCGTCCGCGATCTTGAAGAGGCCCGAATCGACGCAGGCCCGGACAATGCGCGCCGTCACCTCCGGATCGCCCGGCTGCGGCTGGACCGCGCAGCCCGCGAGCGAGAGCGCACACATTATATATAGGGGCCTCACCGGATCGGAGCTCCGAAGACGCCCCAGCCGAGGAGGCCGATCAGGATGAAAAACATCAGGCTGAACGGGCCGAACGGCTGCAACACGGCCTGATTACGCCAGAACCAGCCGCCGCCGAAGACGATCGAGATGACGTAGAAAATCCAGAACCAGATGCCTGCGGTCATGGTGCTCTCCTCGCCGGAGTGAAGGCCGGCGGCGCCGGCGGGGCGGGTTCGCCCGAAGCGGCAACGGCAGCTGCGATCGTCGTGTCCTTTTTCTGGGACGATTCGCTCGATCCGAAGTAGTAGCCGACGACGGTGGCGAACTGCCCGATGATCGCGCCGACGATCATGCTGTTCGAGGAGGTGTCGCCCTTCCAGTACGAAAGCGCGAGCGCGACGCCGAGCAGAAGATAGACGAAGGAGCCGAGCGCGGCCTTTACCTGCCAGGGCATATCGTTGGTCATCCCGCCCTCATAGCACGCTTCTGCCGAAAAACGAAGCGGCCCCGCCGGGGATGGAAGCGGGGCCGCTCTTTTTCGGCCTTGACGCCGGGAACCGACAGCGTCTAGCCTAGCGTCGGTGGGTTGCCGAGACCCAAGGAGCTGATATGGCACATATCCATCCCACACCAAAAGGTCAAGGCCGGTGAACATCGGCCCCAACCACGCAACCCCGCCAGCCGAGATCGCGCGCCGAGATCGCGCCGCAACCCGCTGGCTCGAACGGAACGACCCACAAGCCAAAAAGGACCGCAAAGCCGCCAAGCGTAAAACCCGCGCCGCGGCAGAGCAGGCCAAGCGAAACCCGGCCCTCGTCGCCCGGTATCGCCGCGCCATGCTCAAAATATAAACCGCCGCTCAGGCCACTCGCTGGGGAAGCGCCCCAGCCGGTGAGGGGTAGCTCCCAAGCCCACGTGCCGGTTCCCACCCACCTTCTCCTGTCTTAGGAGGGGGTTTGGGGGTGGTGTTGCTAAAAGACCTCCTTCAATCGGCATCGTTGCTTGCGATGCCCCTCTAAGCGGGAAAGCGCCCGCCCGGGCCTGCGGTGGCTCAACAGCCGTGACTGGGAAGTCTCCCCCTCTACGTGCACCCCGTGTCGGACAAGCGGGACCGCAGACGCCCCAATTCCGAAAAACCTCGCGCAGTTTTCTCGGGGGGGTGCAAATTCACCCGCCGCGCCGCCGCGTCCCGGGTTTTCCCCGAACGCCGGCTGGGCCAGCGCCTCGGCACCGCAGCAACCAACATCTTGTGCTCGACCGGCCGATCGGGCTGTGGTGCAGCGCAGCAATCGCGTAAGTGGTTGATAACGTTGCAATGAGAACGTCGCGCAAGGGCCATTATGGAAAATGAGAACGCGTGCGGTGCGGCGCGGACGTGCATGATTTGTGCTGAAATGCCTTGACGGCATGGGCAGCCATGCTGCAACGCTAACCACACATGGAGAACGGAAGATGCGGGGCGAGAACGCGGTTCGGCACGCGCTGTCGGCAATGGCGCGAAACGGGCCGCAAGCGGTGCCGGCGGCACGGCGGGTTATCGACTGGCGCTTTGGTGAGAACTGGGTGGCCGGCGAGCGCGAAGGCGCATCTCGAAACGCGTCGAGCGCTTTATCGGGCGATGGGTTTACGTTGGCCCGGTGGGGCTCCGAGGAAACCACAAAGGGTTCTGAGCATGGCTGAGAAGGCGGTTGCGTTGATCGACGAGGAGCTCGGCGCATTGGAGCGGGCGATACCTGGCGACATCATGGTTGCGGATCCGCTGACGCTGAACGGCGCCGAGTTGATGGCGCGCGGGGCGTTGGAGGGATTGCGGCAGCTACGGCTGATTATCGTTCAGCCGCTGGACATTGAGGGGACGATTCGGGAGGAGAGCAACTGGGGATTGAAGCAGCAGCGCCTGGTTGGGGATATGGCGAATGTGCTGCTGAAGCAGGCTCGGGAGCGTGCCGAGGGTGAGCGGAATTACGACCTGATCGGGCGGTTGCTTGCGGCTATGGCTGCTGAGAAATCCGAAAAGTCCGAGGAATAGGCTCGAAGTCATGCCGCAGCGCGCCCGCACCCCAGTTCCGCGCAAAGCATGACATCCCGCTCACGCGCGCACCCATCTGCGTCGCCGCGTGCAAAAAGGCGGCATAGAGATCGCTCTCTAGCCCTTTCGTGTCCATCCTGATTCTCCCCGGCCACATCCTCAGGTCGGCTGAATATGCAGCCAACTGCGATGGGATAAGACGAGTGGGTGACCACCCCAGTAGCCACCCACTCTGCGCACGGCGTGGGGGCTCGCAAACACCCCACATATGTCCCACCTACCGGTGAGCCACGGCCGCGAGATTCACCGTGTCAGCCGCGCTAGGAATATAACCTAATCGGGGCTGGAAAGCACGCAAACTAGAACACCGGATTATACGGACCTATCGGCCGGCTGTTGGCCGCTATGGCTGCGGAGCGGGAGGAGCCATCTTAAGCGGCGTTTCCTGGAGGTCGTTCATGTATTCGATCATCACCTTGATCGCGACAAGCTCGTCGGAGAGGTTGCAGATTATAGCGGTCTGACGGCTGACGGGGACGCCTGAGGGCGCCTCGGTGATCTGCCGGACGAGTGTGGGCAAGCTGAGACCGAGGAGTGTTGCGGCCTCTGCCTGCGTGATGGCGCGGGCGCGTATCCACGCGCGGAGTTCAGCTTTGGTCATTCCCATTCGTAATCCGGTTCGAAGCAGATGCAATCGGTGCGATGGCACCATTCGCATTCAGTTGACGCCAAGGTCTTCTGCGTCGCGGCGATCGAGATTGGCGACGAAGGTTTCGAGCCATAGGCTGTCGTCTGCGGTTTCGCTGCATGAGGCATAGCGCCCGAGAACTTCCCGCAGATGAGCGTAAACAGACGCACGGAGGAGGATTTCGACAAAGCCGGTTTCCTTCTGCTGAACTGCTTTCATAGGTTGATCGAGCAATCGAAGACTGCGCCATCGGCGAGGCATTCGGCGAGGTAGCAGCAGCGGTTCTTCTAGCCACAGAACGCGGAGGGAATCATGCGCGGCGGATAAAGACCGGAAAGGCCGGCGGGACGCTCGGCAAGGTGGTTGTGACACCAAGCCGAGCGCCAAAGGCCGAGACCTTCACCCGATGCGCCCGTAGCTCAGCTGGATAGAGCGGGGTCCTACTAAGTCCACGGTCGCAGGTTCGAATCCTGCCGGGCGCACCATCTTCGCCGAGCCGACGCACGCTTTTCTGTAACACACAGAGATGGGGCGGCAGCAGAACTTTTTTCAAGAGTCAGAGTGATGACGCTCGCCGTTAAGCATCAGAGTCATGTCCCTACCCCGCCCCGAATTCCTCGTAGGAGCGCAGGTTGAGGTCGGCGACCGCGACCTTGGCCCCCAGGCCGGCAAGCCGCTTCGCATAGTTCTCGATCCACTCGAAGGGCTGATTGATATCGAACCCGCCCGAGATGCGCGAAAGCTTCTTGCCTTCGCGAAAGTAGAGGCTCGCTGTCTGATCCCCGCCGATCTTAACGACGACCGGCAAGGCGATATCGCCATCGACCAGATCGGACTTGCGCACCGTGCCGATAGTGACGCTGCGCTGTAAGCCAAGCACGCCGCGAATTGAGAGTGTCATCGCTCATCCCCTTGTCCAACACCCCCACCCTACCGCATGACCCCGACCCCGAGTACCGCATTATGCGCATTGCTGGCATGTGAGATATGCGATTGCGCTGTACCGCACCGTGCGTCATTGTCTGGGCACGGCAATGGTGCCGCAGGGGATTGGGATCATGTACATCGTCGAATGCACTTTCGCAGGCGAAACCTCCACCCTCGCCGCGCATTTCACCAACATCGTCGACGCGGCCATCGCCGCAAAAGAACAACTCGACCTCGGCTATGCCGTCGACATCATCAACACCGAAAATCGACAACCGCGTGAGCCTGTCACGCGGTTAACCTTTCCCGCTTCCCGTAGAAGGATTTAAACAGATGACCAACAGCGAACCCAACAGCGTCGAGGTTTTCGTGCGCGATGCGGTCGGCGGCATCTATTGCCACAGCTGCAGCGAACTCGCCTACGAGGCCGCGGCAATCAAACACGCCAAATGGTGGACACGGCAGCGCGCAAGCCGGATGCGGGCCTGCGCTCCGTTCAAGGTCGTGGTCACACGCTATCACGACGACAGCGCGGCTTGAGGAGGACGGACGATGACACGGACAATCACGGCGATCGACAAAGATATCACCGCCAACATGCGTGAACTCCGCAGGCGGCATCCGATCAAAGATCCTTTCAGTGCGGCATGCTGGCAGGCCGCACGCGATGCTCACCCGGACCTTGATGCCCGCGACCACGCTCTTTACCGCGAGCGCGGTTTCGCTCAACAAGAACGAGACGAAAAGGCGTGGCAGGCGGTTCTCAACGCCGACCGCAGCGCATCGGCACGCCGTGCCGCTACCACACGGCGCGCACGGCGGGAGTACACCTCGATCGAATAGCGCCATAAACGCCGCCACACGCGCGGAAGGGTCCGGGGGAGGGATGCTCTTGACACCAAACCAGCCAAGGGACACAGATCAATGAGCCCACGCAATCGCGCATGGCTAAATGCCCATCCGGAACGCTCCGCAACGTGGCTTGCCGAACATATCGCTGATGGCTTTGAGCTTCATCACGTTGATGGAAACGAGAAAAACAATGCGCCGAACAATCTGGTTCTGATCGAGGGGACCGACCACAACCGGCTGCACAGACAGTCCATCAAGGAACCTAATCTCAAGGAGCATCGCAAGATCCGGGGTGAAGGAGCGTGCGAAACTTGCGGCTCCCCGTTTCCCATCAAAACAGCATGGGCGCGCTTCTGTTCGACAAAATGCACCCGCCGCGCCTATCGAAAGCGATTGAAGGAAGAAATTGCCCGCCTGCGAGCACAGAAAACCTGACGCTCCCCGACCCTTCCCCCCACTCACGCCCCAGATACGGGGCATTTTGAGCCATCGTAGGAGAAATCCCGGATATGAAACCCATTCACCACAGCCAGTTCTTTTCCGGAGTCGCCCGTGTGGAGATTGGAGCGCCAATGGTTTTTGACGAGCGCCACGTCAACGATCGCATCTGGTGTGCCCGACACGTCAAGCTCATCGGGCATGACGGCTCGACCATGGAATTTACCATTCAAAGCGACGCACGCTATCTTCCCGTCATCCTGGCCGAAGGAATTTTTCCCGAGGATAGCGAGAGAGCTGAAGCGGAGGCTAACGCCCGCCTGATCGCCGCCGCGCCGGAGCTTTACGAGGCCGCGGTTCGTGCTCTTGAGGAGATGTGCCACACGACCGCACCCCGCAGCAGCTTCACCGATGCGGTGGATACTCTCGATGCCGCCATTACCAAAGCCCGGGGCGAGCCATGATCCCGCAAGCGCAGTTCGCCGCGATCCTAGAGGCCGCCAACGCCGCGGTCGACAAGCGCATGGCCGAGCGCGAGGCGGTGAGGCCGCTGATGCCGCTCTACCCCGGATTCTCGTGGGCGCAGATCCATCGCGGGCTTACCGTGCCGGCGGTCGATCAAGCCACCAGCTCCGGAGGCGCTCGACAGCCTGGCTCACCCGGCCGCGGCCCCCACTGATCGAACATCCAAACACCGTCGCGCTTCCAGCTGCGAACCCGTTGCGGCCAGGGCTCGTCGTAGCTCATTAAGCCGTTGCTTGCGCCGTTGCCGTTCGATTTCTTGGATGGCTCGTCGAGCCAGCATTTACCGTTGAGCCAACGGGAAGCGTGTTTGATAAATTGCTCCTCGGTGCCACGAGTAGCGCAATCGGCAGCGTATCGGTCTCGACCAGCGGTAAGCTCCTCCACTGACGCCAAGGCGAGAGCCTTAGCCCAAGCCTTCAACGCATCATCCTTTCCAACCTTGCGCGGATACCCTTGCCACCAAGCCTCAAAACCTTCAACGTTCGCCCCCCGCTTGCGGGGGGTATGGGGGGTAGGTTCTTTCTGAGAGGTTAGAACGAAGTGGGGTGTCTCTTTGGTAGACACCGGGGTGTCTTCCCTGTTGACACAGGGTGGTGTCCTCTCTGTTGACACCAATAATTTAATTTTCGCAACGGCTTCGGTGGCTTTGATGTCAAACCATTCGCCATGAAGCCGTTTGCTTTCAAAATAATCGTGCGCGGCTTTCTCGATCCTGCGAGCTTCAACCATGCCCATCGCCCATGACTCGACCAAAGCGAGTGTCTTGTCTCCCGTCGCGCTTCGTATGGCATAAATGCGTCGATCAAGGTCTCTCGTGATGCCTATTTTCACGCTCTTGTCGCCGACTATGACATAGACAAATCCAGGTTCCTGCTGTCTCGGGGCTTCGACCGCGGCCATCTCTGGCGGAAGCATCAGTTGATAGCGGCAGGAAGCGTCTGAACCATTCGGCCTGGATCGGGAAGCTATGGCGATGTAGCGGTCGCGCTCTAGATCGCCGAGCACCTTGTTCACATACTGCCGAGATAGGCCGCACCGCTCAGCAAGGAAGGTTTGAGACGGCCAACAACAATCGTCGCTGTCCGTCATGTCGGCGAGGGCAACTAGGACGAACTTGTGGGCACAGGGGAGTTCCTGGTCGAAGGCCCAACAAACGGCCTGGAGCGTCATGCGCAGCAGCCTTGGCAGCCGGGAGAGAAACGAGCGCGGACCGACCCAAAGGCCGGGCTGCTGGTCGGCTGGACGGGGAAAACCTGAGGGATCAGCTCAGGCTGGCCCGCGCTCGTCGGCGATTATATGGGATGCGGCCGGCGAGCTCAAGCCTTAGCCGGCGTCACGATCGCTTATCCGGTTATTACCCACGGCCACTACCTCTTGACTTTGACGATGCGGCGCGGATCAGGCTCGGAGAGCACCCGGTTGGGGATGCCCTTGCTGTGCCAGATGATGCGGAGGCAGTCGGCGCAGTTGATCTTGCCGCGCGCCACTTCCTCGACCCCGCTGTCGCCTTCGCCTTGGATGGCGCTGCCTTCGTAGGCGTAGCCGCAGAGCGTGGCGTCAAAGGCATTGTTGTCCGCATGGATCACGTATCCAGCCTCTGTGCGCTCTCGGAGCCGATGAAAGGTCATCCGTGTTGCAGCCACCAGCGCACCAGCGCCTTGCGCACCCGTTCCCACCCCCGCCGATGCGTTGTGTAGCCGAGCGCAACCGAGGCGTCGCGGGCACTTACGTCCCAATACTTCCAGTGTCTGATCATCTCATCGGCGACCTCGCGCGCCGCTTTAACATCGCCTGGTATCATGCTGCGTCCGTTGGCTTATCGTCGTACAGCGGTCGCACCCGGCGCGCCAGCAGCTCCGCGAGACGCGCGGAGCGGCCCTGCCGGCCCCATACCGGCATCTCGCCCACGATCACCAGCGACAGCGCCTCGACCTCGGCGACCTCTTTCAACGAAAGGTGGTTCCAGTCCTTCATGTTCGGCTTCATGGCTTTCGCTCGCTCAGGAAGAAATCGGGCACCGGCTCGCCTGCTGCGACACGCTCACCTATCGCTTTAACAGCGTCGGCGTAAGAGCCTATGGCATCAGCGGTTTCGTCGTAAACGCGAGGCGGCGCGAACTTGTCCGTCTCGTTCCCCCAACTGTCCCAGCCGGGCCGCGTCGTGCGGGCAAACAACTCCAGATAAGGACCAGCAACCAGCCGCTCGATGCGCCCGGGCACACAATCCGGCTTGCGGCTATGCTCTCGGCGCGGCTCGATGATACCCTGCCGCACATCGGCGTTGAGGCGCTTCGGCTTGCCGCGTGTGGCGAGTAGACACACTTCGCTGTTGGCGCGTGTCCAATAGCCAAGGCCGAATTGCACTTCCATCTCGTCGCGGAAGAAATCGGGCTGCGTGCCGCGCGCCTTCATCCATGAGAACGCACAGGTCTTATACTCGAAGCCCCATGCCTTGATAACCTCGAATGCCTCGGGCATCAGAATCCAGATTGCCCACATGAATAGCACACAATCGTCGGCGGCGAGGTCCGCAACCGGCAGGCGCCCAACATCGGGAATGTCCAGCGTCTGATAATCGGCGTTGCGGTTGCCGGGTCCGGTCGCCGTACCCCACAGAGTTTTGAATTGCCATGGCGGGTCGGCATAGATCGCGCCATAATGCCTGCGCGGCAGATCGCCGAAGGGCCACGTTTCCGTCATCCCACCGCCTCCGCTATGCGCATCGGCACGCCGCATTCCCGCAGCGCGATAATCGCCTCATCGAGCGAGCGGATCACGTAGACCGCGCACCCGGCGCGACGCAGCGCCTTGTGGCACGCCTCCTGCGCGGGGGAGACGCGGCCGGTCTTGGGGGTTTTCAGCTCTAGAAACAGAGCGCGTCCACCGTCAAGGACCATTACATCTGGAAGGCCGATCTTGGTCCCGGTCGCCCGCAGCAGAGCGCCGCGCACCCGACCGCCGCCTCCCAAAGGCAACGCACTATAAAAGGAGTTCCCGGCGAGAGCTGCATCGAGGAACTGCGCGATCTGTTTTTGCAGAGCCTGCTCAGGGGCGCGCCGCTTGGGTTTCGGATGCAGGTAGAGGCGGTCGAAATCCGCGTCGCGCTCGGCTTTTGTGTGGGCCAGATCGTCAGCCATCACCCAATCCATTCGTCAAGCCGCGCCTCGACAATCTTATACACATCCTCCCGCAGCAGCGGTTCAGTAGCATGTCGCAGCGCCTCGATGTTCAGCATCAGATCATCGGCAATCTCACGGGCCAATGTGCGCCGTTCTGCCGGCGTTAGATCGGCGTCAGCCATCGGCGCGCTCCCGCAAGATGCCGCGTACCGCTTCCGCGGGAACGGCGGTCGCCAGAGGATCGTGAACGGGCTCAAAAAAATCTTCGGGCTCAATCGGCACCGCCGCCCTGGCTCCTGCCAGGATTACCGGATGATGCCATTTGACCGGAATGCCCGCGTTTTGCCAACTCTGAACGGTTGACGCCGGAACAGGATTACCATCTATCGATAGATAGCGGGCAAGCGTGGCCGGGCCACCGAACTTCTTAATAATGCGCCTCGCGGCGATAGCTGGTGCGTCTTTCATGGACGGACCCTAGCGCACGATAAAATCGGCGTCAACGAAAATATCGGCTTGACAGGCCGCCGAAAATATCGGCATCCTCCGGTCACTCGCCCCATTCGGCGAGATGGAGAGATGGGATGGGTGCGGCACGGAAAAAAAAGACAGACGCGCCGACCGAGATCATAGGGTGGTGGTTTGCGGCCTCCGGTGAGTTGCCGCACGGCGATGGGCGCAAAGTCGTTATCGGTGAGACGCTGACCGTCAAGGGCAAGATTGTCCCTTGCCGGTGGGGGTTGCACGCCAGCGTTGATCCATTCGATGCACTTCAATACGCGCCTGGGCCGCTACTCTACAAGGTGCGGCTATCCGGTAAGATCGTGCCGAATGACAATGACAAGCACGCCGCGAGTGAGAGAACTGCGATAGCGAAGCGGGATTCTACCCAAATGCTACGGGCGTTTGCTCGCAAGGTGGCGCTCTCGGTAATTCACCTATGGGATGCACCTACCATCGTGCGCGAATATCTGGAGACAGGAGACGAGAGTAAGAAGGCCGCCGCCGGGAACGCCGCCTGGGCCGCCGCCGGGAACGCCGCCTGGGCCGCCGCCGGGGACGACGCCGAGGACGACGCCTGG